CAATCAGCGAGGCCTTCAATAAATGTTTTGTGGCAGACTTTATATGCACCGTATCCAGAACCATCGAAGACAAGGCCGCCAACACGGGGAGGATGTTTGTTGCTAAAAACAGACAAGGTTATGATGGAATGATTTACCCTATGTTCATGGACACCAGCAACGTAAAGATCAAAGTGTTCGAGCCGACCAACGAGACCGTTGAAGAGATCAACGTGAAAGCAGCCACTCAGCAAATGAGCAAGATAAAAAAGAAATATATGTCCTGGAAGGAGGAAGGGAAGGGTGATGCACGACGAACAGCAAGTTAAGAAGGAAGCTCTAGAATACTTTGATGGTGACGAGTTAGCCACAAACGTGTGGATGACGAAGTATTGTCTTAAAGACAAACTCGGCAATCACATGGAAAAGAATCCAGACGATATGCATCGCCGCCTCGCCGCTGAATTTGCTAGAATTGAAAGTGGGTTTCAAAATTCTTTGAAAGAAGAGGAGATTTATAAACTTCTGAAAGGGTTTGATTATATTGTTCCCCAAGGTTCCCCGATGTTCGGGATAGGGAATGATTATGTTAATGCATCGCTGTCCAACTGTGTTGTGGTCGCATCCCCGGAAGACAACATTTCCTCTATCATGGACTCCGGCAAGCAATTAGCCAATTTGTTCAAAAATCGGTGTGGCGTCGGGCTCGATATTTCGCAACTTCGCCCAGAGAACGCAGTTGTAAATAACGCTGCGCGCACAACCACCGGTGCATGGAGCTTCGCTGATTTTTATTCATACGTTTGTCGCATGATCGGACAGAACGGACGCCGCGGCGCCCTCATGATTTCTATGGATGTTCGACACCCCGACATTGAGAACTTCGTGAAGATGAAGGAAGACCTCACAAAGGTGACGGGCGCCAATGTTTCGGTTAAAATAAGCGACAGTTTCATGGAAGCGGTGGAGGAGGGTGGGGAATTCACTCTTCAATTTCCGGTCGATTCTGACAACCCAACACACACTCGAACGATTGCTGCCACCGACTTATGGGAATCGATTATCGAATCAGCCACCAAGACTGCTGAACCGGGTCTCTTGATGTGGGACAACATCACAAGCAGACTTCCTGCAAACGAGTACGACGAGTTCAAGACAATTTGTGTCAATCCGTGTGCAGAGATTGCCCTTTCGGCTTATGACTCTTGTAGGCTGATTTCGGTAAATCTGAAAAACTTTGTGAAAGATCCGTTCACGAAGAAAGCAAAGTTTGATCTGAAAGAGTTCAGCAATGTTATTCGGATAGCTACGCGCCTTTCGGATGACTTGGTTGAATTGGAAAACGAAAAGCTTTTAAAAATTAAGAGCACATGTGACACTGATGACGAAAGGGAACTGTGGGACAATATGATCGCTGCATGCACCAATGGCCGCAGAACTGGTTTGGGAACTCACGGTCTAGCCGATGCCATCGCTTGCCTCAACCTCCCTTACGACGATCCGGCCGCCATCTGCTTCGTAGATGACCTTTACAGGATTATGAAAATAAGCGCGTACGAGGAAAGTGTTAAGATGGCTGAGGAGCGAGGCCAGTTTCCTGCGTTTGACTGGGAGACGGAGAAGGATAATTCTTTTATTAAGGATTTGCCCGAAGTTTTGCAAGCACAGATTCGTGCGCACGGCCGCCGGAATATCTCCATCCTCACCAACGCCCCAACTGGTTCTGTTTCGCTCTTATCACAGACTAGCACAGGCATCGAGCCAGTGTTCCGAAATTCTTACATTCGTAGACGGAAACTTTCCCATAACGAACAGGCTTTGGAAGCAGATTTCGTTGACGATCTGGGTGATCGCTGGGTTGAGTATAATGTTTTTCATCACAATGTTAAAGAATTCTTGAATTTATTGAAACAGTCGGATGTCCCAAGTTTTTTTGTGACGTCAGATCAAATAGACTGGAAGAAGAGGATAGAGATTCAGGCTGCAATCCAAAAACACATCGACCACTCTATTTCTTCAACAATTAACTTGCCAAAAGATACGGAGCCGTCCGTTGTGGGAGAGTTGTACCTACAAGGGTGGAAGAGTGGCCTCAAGGGAATTACAGTATACGTGGATGGTTCTCGCAGCGGAGTTCTGATCACAGAAGACGGGACTCCTGAGGCGACGGAAGAATTCCCACATCTGAGTGCGCCCAAGAGGCCACAAGAACTAGACTGCGACATACACCACACCACCATCGGTGGGGAAAAATGGGTTGTTTTAGTGGGAATTCTCGCTGACCAACCTTATGAGGTTCTTGCAGGAGAAGCAAGTCTTATCGAGATTCCAAAGAAATATAACAAGGGTCTTTTAACAAAACACTGTTTTAAGACAAAAAACAATAGGTATGACTTATCTTTCGGTTTTAACGGGGATACAATTCTTATAAAGGACGTCGTTAAGGTTTTCGATAATCCAAACAATTCTGCATTCACTCGCATGATTTCCTTGGGCCTCCGCCATGGCGCAAAAGCACGGTTCATGGTTGAACAACTTCAGAAGGACAAAGCCTCTGACATGTTTAGCTTTGCGCGCTGCATCGCTCGAATTCTTAAGAATTATATTGAGGACGGGGAACTGCCTAGTGACAAACTGTGCACGGAGTGTAATGCGGAGACTCTTCTTTACCAAGACGGGTGCGTAACATGCACATCTTGTGGGTATGCTAAGTGTGGTTAAGACTAATTAAAGATGGAGACTTAACTCTCCAGGCAGACAAGGAGAACTACGCACAATGCCAGTATCATCTAAAATAGTTAAAAAACACGAAGAGATGTTTTACCCCACAGTTCGAATCCGCGCAAAAGGTTCGGGCGGCAGTGGTACCGTCGTATACTCAGAGAAACATAATGGTGAATATCATACATATGTTATAACAAATCACCATGTAGTCGCAAAATGTATCAAGGTAGAGAAAAGATGGAATCCTGTTAAGAAAAAGAAGATGGATACTGAAATCTTAGATACAGTATATGTGGAATATTTTAAATATAATAATTATTCTCACTGCATTGGCAGCTTTGCCATTGAGGCTGACATCGTCGCCTACTCGGAAGTAGAAGGCGGCCAAGATTGGGCTCTCCTTCGCGTCCGAGATAGGGAAACCCAAGCCCCGTATATTGCAACCCTTTTTCCTGAGGACGATATTGAAAGCATTCATATTTTTGATAATTGTTACGCCGTCGGAGCGTCGCTAGGCCACGCCCCCATCGCGACAAATGGGCATATCTGTTATATGGATGACGAGATTAGTCACTACCGTTATTGGATGTCCACCGCCCAGACGATTTTTGGAAACTCCGGAGGTGCTCTCTATCGTTACTCTGAGGAACGAAAGAAATACGAATACATCGGCATTCCATCCCGGATTACTGTGCAGCCCATGGGCTTTACAAAAGATCCAATTACGCACATGGGATACTTTATTCCAATCGAACGTGTATATTCTCTTTTGAGAGATAATGATTATCACTTTATCTTTGATAAAGAAATGTCTTTTGACCAGTGTGCGGAACTCCGCGGCGAAGAGATTGTCGAGGCGCCAGACGTTGATGCCGACGAAGAAGACGATGAATAAAAGTTCTTGACACTACTGGTAGTATCTGTTAATATTATCAAACTAACCCCCTAAAAGGAGAAAAGATGGGAGAGACAAAGACCAAGAAGGAACAATACATTGAGAATTATATCAAATCTCTATACTCGATCGAAGAGGCTATTGAACCCTTCAAGGAACAAAAAAAGGAACTTCGAAAGGAATATTCCGACAACGGATGGTTAACTAAGGATGAAATTCGTGCTACAATCAGAGCATATCGCCTTCACAAGGGCGGTATTGACATTGATAGCATTAAGGAAGTTTACGGCCAAATCGACAAGATGTTGGGCCGCACCATTTCGGAGTAGACATGAATTTCAAGCCAGTAAACAGGCACTTACAGGTGGAGGTGGTTGTCCTTCCCCAAGAGAAGAGCGCTCCCAAAGTTCTTCTTCCAGAGGATTATAGAACGCCCGACGAACAGTACAAACTTTGTAGGATTGTCGCTGTCTCTGATGATTGCGCCACGCATTTTAAGGAGAAATCTTTGGTCGTGGTTAATATGCCGATGATAGAAAAAATCAAAGTTTTAGACGCCGCAGTCTGTTTGGTCTTGGAGAATCACATCGTAGGAATTGTACATGAGTGACGAACCAAACGGCACGTCCATCGATCTATACGGGGATGGCATAGGAAAGGTCCAGCTAATACAACATTACGGTGATGACAAAATGGTGGTTAACTCCGCTCGCGTCTCTCACGGGACACACA